CAGCCATAGGGATAGGAGCTACAGAAGGAGAAGGAGCCATAGAGGGAGGAACAGGAACCGTATTAAACCCTACGTCATACTGACCGCCAGGTCCTCCTCCAATCATCACGGGAGTAGGCATGTTGGTCCCCGTCACAGGAACATTTGTAAACAAGGGAGGCTTTAACGCTTCTGCTACTCTGCGTCTTTGATCGGCAGCAAATGCTTCTGCTGCCTCTGGATCAAAACTCATAAAGAGTTCCATTGCCTCTTTCTCGCTCATTCCTCCTCGAGCAGCAAGGTTTGCTCTTTGAATTTCTTCAGGAGTACGGGGTCCCAGATTAAACATTTCAGGAATATCTTTAACGCTATGTCCAATCCAAGGTCTGGTTGAATCTATATGTGCCATAATTAGCCTCCTGTAGACGGTATCATTCCGATATCCGCCAGTCTATTTTCTGTACTTTGCGCTCCTGGTCTTGGAGTTCCTGGTGGAACTGAAGGACCTGGAACCTGGTTTGGCATAGGCGGTGGAACGCCTAATGCTGCGTTTGGCATTACTTGTGGTGGTAACCCAGGAGGACCACCCATCCCAGGAGGAGGACCGCCCATTCCTGGCGGTGGACCCATAGGTGCTTGCCCTTGTGCCGCCATCATCTCCTGTTGCTTTGTCATAAATACTCTCATAAGTTCACCCTCGTAGAACTGAGCCAGATCCTGTCTGCCTTGCCTGATAGCAGCCTGAAGTAAAGTCCAAAGCTGTGCTTCGGGCAATGCGCCTTCTGCTACCTGCATCTTAATAGAATCTTCCATTGCATCAGCAGACTGCAAGCCTAAGATATTATCTCTAATGAATATATCAGGAAGTAGGGGAGTAGGTCCTTCTCTTGCGATCTGAGCCATACTCATCTTGCTCATGTCATCTTGAGGCAGTTGTCCAATGAGTGTAACTTCAACGTCACCAGAATCTTTAATCATATCCGGTGTGATCTCTTCTCTGAAGTACATTCTATTCTGGTCTTGTCCAGATAGTTCCATTGACTTAAATGCGCCAGATATATACTGGTCACAAATATGATGGAAGATAGTTCGGTAAGCTCGTTCCATAGCATGAAGCCTGGGAACAAGCATACTCTCGACTCCCTGCCTGAGAGTATTAATAGCAAAGCCAGATAATTGAAATTCTAATTGCCCATAAATTGAATGAGGTAAACCGCCTCGCTGCATCTCGCCTGAGACTAAGCCCATGAACACACCCGACTCTCGTGCCATTTCCAGCAAGCCAAGAGGCTCAACGTCCTCACCCTGACCGAGTGCAATCTCGGAACCTTCCTTGTATGGATCTTCCTCTAATGTCTTAGTCCCGTCTCGTGACTTAACCTTAAGCCCTTGTTTACGGGAACGAGCGGTAAGTTCAAGCATTACCGACATCATCATGTTGTGCTTCTCATACAAATCTCTTGAAGATTTAAAGCAGGACTCACCGTAGTCTTCTATAGTATCTAAGTTTCCTGTATCAGTAATTGCCTGCACCAGAGGGTTTGCACCAACTGGTCCTAAGAATACAGGAACCTTTATCGATCCATGTTTAGTTGCTTTCTTTAAAACCGTATCACCGGTACATACTATGTTATCTTCTTTATCGTAAAAGTCATAAACTTCTACCGCATCTTCTGTGCCTGAGTCTTCGCCTTCGCCTTTTAAATCGACACCCCATATTGCTTTAATCTCTGCCGGAGTCTTCATGGTTTTATAGCAAGCCCAAGCAAGCCCGTGTTTACCTTCAGCCCAATAAGTATGCATAGGGTCCCAAGGTTGAATATCTACATAAGTCTCGCCGTCTTCATCTTTAACTAGAAGGGAGCGACCCGCATACCATCCACGTAAACATGTATACCACGCAATCTGCTGCCTGACTCCTGGTTGAAATTTAGCAGTCAGCCTGTCATCTGCTGCCTTTAAGACTCCAATAAGGAATCTTTCTTTTGCGTCATTGTTTTCCCGCTCTTCTCTTTGCGAGTTATTATACGGAACCCTGATCACCATCTCTGCGGTAGTCATCCATGTAATAAGTTTATCTGCATAGACCTGTGGTTCATTAGATGTATAACTCTGGAACCCTTCACCCGCGTCATATTCTTCCAGACGATAAATCTTATGATCATCATCCATACGGGTGCGTAGCGGCTCCGTGAGATCGTAGTGGTTATCAACAAGACTAATTATTTCTTCTGGTGTATAGTTTGCCATTACCAACGCCTTACTTTGATTGTGCTACCTTCAGTAACGTAGCCGTAACCGTAACGATTTATAAGCCCATAGATCACAGCTTTAACGCCATGATTATACTGATCTTGTGGCGTTTCGCCAACTATATTCCCATCTCGATCGTGTTTCCACCTGTATGCCCGTGTCTGTCCATCGAATGGATTCGGCTGTATTCCGAACTCAGAAAGTATCCCTTTACACTTTGGGCTAAATACAATACGAGGTTCTCTTTGATCTACCGGATCAGTCTTCAAAAAAGACTTTAATCGTTCCGTTCCCTCGTTAATTCTTATTTTCTGGGAATCAAAATAAATCCCAGTTCTTTCCATCCATACTTCTGCTGGCGCAGCCATCGCCTGATGCTGATATCCAGCAACATCAATCACACCGAACTGCGCATCTCGCCACCAGGGACGAGATTGTGCTATATCAATCATGTCATCTGTAACCAGATCGCGTTCATAGATCTCATCTATAACTCTTATCTGATCATTTATTATTTGAACTATTTCACAAGCGTATGCTTCTGAGTAACCAGGATCAATCCAAATATGCACTGGTTCATCTGGTTCATACTCTACATCTTGCACATGAATGTCAGGGCGAATCTCTGTAAATACCAGCCCACTCGGTGGTGATGGGATTCCTTCGATCCTTTCCATAAAGAAGTCATCGGAACTTGCTTGTTCTAACGCTAAAATTTCAGGGTCATCTCTACCACCTGGATAAAGATACTCGTTAGAATAACTAGGTAATGAGAATGATTGTTCATCTCTTGAAGAGGAATACTGCCACGCCTGAAACATTTGAGGATACCAGCCAAGTGACCCTTCAAAAGTTCCTGATAAAAACATCCATCCACGTTTAGGAGCGCACCTACCACGTAATCTATGAAAAGTCTCAAGGTCTAACTGTGACGCCTCGCACCCTATAATACCGTTAGGCGCACGCATGGCAAGAGTTCTTGGGTCTTTAGCAGACTTAGTTTCAATTCTAGTCCCATCGGCAAGAACTATTCTTCCTGGATCAACACGTTTAGTAGCTTCTTTAAGGAGTCCGAGGGTACTAAAATCTTGAACGAGGTATTCAAATTCAGCACGAGTTCTTTCGTAGTCAGCGGCTACCAGCCAGTAGAGTCCCTCCTCCTCACCTTCGAGGAATCTTCCGAGGAGGTACTTAGAGGCAACCATGCTCTTACCGGCTTGTTCTCCGCCTGCAACAAGAACAAATCTTTTTCTTGAAGAGAGTATAGGTTTCTGCAAATCAGTAGGAGAAAAATCTATCTTCTGATAAATATAATCCTGTACTTCATTTAATGCAGGGACATCTTTGACTACCATTACGAATCATTCCGTTTTCCCTTAAGAACAGTTTCTGCCTGAGCCTTGATTGCTTCAGGGAATTCAGCACCACTCTCTTTAGGAAGCTGCTCAATAACAGGAGTAGCTTCTCCGACGATGGTTTTCAGTTTATTTCTAAGTTCCTGCAAGATAAACTTAGCCGTCTCATCCACGTCAACCGCTTTAGGGCGGTATTTATCGGGCTTATGAGCATTCAGCAATGTAATAAGCAAAACCGGATTATCTGTAGGTTTCTGCTGTTGAATCCTTTGGAAGGCCATTTGTTCTAAAGAATCAGCGAACTCTTCTTTTGCTTCCGCAAATCTCTCTCGGAACCCTTCGTAATCAAGTTTATCCCATTTAGTAACAGTGTTACGGTCAATATTTGCGATCTTAGAAGCATGAGTAATAGTTCCGACTTCTCTATAGGCTTTAAGAAAGTCTGCCTGCCTCTTTAGGAGGCCGTCCCTCGTATGATTACCTCCACGGTTGCCGTTAACTTTTACTTTAGGCTTGG